AGGGAGAGGGAGAGAAAAGAGAACTTGATGTTCTAACTCAATAGAATCAGATGAAGTATGCTTATCATAATTAAGAAGATGCTCATGTAACCTCTGAGTCAAATCCACATCACGTTTGCAGTACTCAATCATCTCAGGAGTTAACTCATCCCATGCTCCATCATGATCACCATAGTCACCCTTGAGAAACGATAGACGATGACCCCATGCCTTGAGAGCATGTGATCCATACATCTTTGAATCCATTCCACGTTTGTCAAAGTCTAGGGCACGTAGTTCAGGAAACGTAAGTCTCGATAGGATCAAGGTATCGGTGTACGACACTGGAACAAAACCATAGAGTTTATCTAAGACACGGAAGTCAAACCCTAAGATGTTATGTCCGATAAGATGATGATCCTTGAGGAACAAGAGTGCCTCAGGTATATCCTTTTCGTACACCACATGATGTTCACCATCACACTTGTAGATGAGACAGTGAATCTTGGTTACTTCATCTAAGAGACCATCGGTCTCAAGGTCGAAGTATATCTGCTTGCTCGGTTGTTTCATTCGTTCTCTCTTGGGAGTAACAATGTTTATGATCCAACTTACTTTGCATCTCTTGTATTCTCATCATACCTTTCACACTCCAAATGTCTAGTTCTATAGACTTAAGTTGTTTTAAGATATAGATGTTCATTATAATCGATGCAATCGTAACCACTAATACAACAAAGATAACAAGATGTGTTACATCATAACTAGAAGTCAGGGTTGTCCTCTTCATCTTGTTTCACCTCTGTTAGTTGAGTTTCGGTCAACCGACCTGTCTCTTTAGAATAGTAGAGGTGAGTAGCAATACCAGTTTCACCTGTCCATCGGTTCTTTAAGACACGAACTGTAGTCATATCAGGATGTTCTCCTTGCTGATCTCTCTCACAACCAATAACAATATCACTTAGTTGTGCCAAACTATGGCTACCTCTAAGTTGAGAGAGACTAGTCTTGACTCCTTCTTCATGTCCACGATCACCAGATGGTCTCCTCAAGTGAGACACTAGGAGTAAACCACATTGCACTTCTTCACATAGGGATCTGAGTTTTGTCATAGCAACATCGATCATCCTACGTTCATCACCACCTTCGATACCTGAGATGACGATTGATATATGATCGAGAACTATGTACTCACAACCCATTGCTCTCACCATGTACTTGATCTTACCTAAGAGATTCTCGATCTCCATCGAACCCCAATGATCATAGAAGTAGAGGTTACCTGTACCCAAGGTTGCATCAAAGCCACTCTTGAGTTCTTCCTCACTTACTTTCTCATCGAGATGAACTGGTTTGTTCAAGTACAACCCAACAAAACCTAGAGCACTACGCTTGTTGGACTCTTCCAAGGCAATGTAACCTACCTTCTTGTCTTGAAGGAGTAGATGATAAGCAACCTCACGGCAGATCAAAGACTTACCAATACCTGAACCTGCGGTGATAGTAACGATCTCACCTCTACGTATACCTTTGGTCACATCATTGAGACCAGTGTAAGGGTAGTCACTAGACTCCCTCGTATCTTCATTGGATATCAAGTCCCAGAGGTCTCTACCATCCACGATACCATCAGGTCGAAAGACCTTGGCACCCCAAATGGCATCAATGATTTCCGAATGTCTTCCTTCAACTAGGCAAGCATTGGCATCCTTGAGTGGTAACTTGGCAATCTTTGCTTTGCCAGGGGTTAACAAGGGAACACATTCGTCCAAGGCTTTGCGTCCTGCTTCGTCTTGGTCGAACATGAAGATCACGCTATCGAACTGCTCCAACCATTCGAGGTCTTGAGCTATCGCCTTTCGTGCTCCTGCTGATCCTGTGGGAACTGAAACCACGGGCCATTTGTTTCCTTGTACTTGTGATACCGAAAGTGCATCCAACTCCCCTTCAGTAATCACAACCATCTTACCCCCATCTCTCCAGAGATGTTTACCATAGAGACCTGAGGACTTGGTATCTCCAATGAATAAAAAGTCCTTGTTAGGAAAGCGAATCTTCTGAGCTACGAGTGTGCCCTGATCGTTCCTATAGTTTGCTATCTGTACTTTCTTACCTTTGTAGTCACCTACTTGGTAACCCCAATGATCAACAGTATCTTGATTGATATTCCGTTTGTTCAATGGGATACATTCACCTTTTACAAATTCCATACCTCGCACCTCTGTTAAGTTAGGAACTCCTTCGTAATAGCCACAACCAAAACACCACCCATGTCCATCTGTGTATCTCGCTAGGTTATCTTTAGATCCACATTGAGGACAAGGCTCATGTTCAACGAACTCACTGCTGTTCGTAATCGCTCTCTTCATCATATTCACTTAGTCCATCAAAAGGTTGTCCTTCAGATGTAATACCATCACCATCTTCATAGATGGCAGCTATCTCAGTAACGTATGTGAATCCTGCACCCCTCAAGAAGTCTGCAAAACCTTGAAGAATCTCAGGGATATAGTCTGCTTCACATGCAACACTCACCTGTGAAAAAGGTGTACTCGATGTAGCACTAAATTCAAATACTGTTTTATCTTCGTTACACATTTGTTTTTGTTTTAGGTTTATGTTTACGTAGCCAATCCTTAGGGATTTCTTTTTCTGCATACAAGAAGCCATACTTGTCACACCATTGTTGACAAGTCATCTGGCTCCCTTGAACACGGCTATCGAGCCTTAAGAAAACGAACCTGATATCAAGATCAGGATGTTGGTTTTTGATTGCTCGATGTTTCCGTTGATCAGCAGATCTAAAGTATCCTTTGGCTTCCACCAAGATTCCATTCTCTAAGATGAAGTCTGGTTTGTAGGTACGTTCAACGATGTAAGAGACATGATGAGTCTCGTATTCAAAGGGAACCCCACGGACACCTAAAGCATCCGCAATGGTTTCCTCAAACTTACTTCTATATTTAGAAGTCTCCTTCTTCTTCTTCTTTGGAGACTTTCTTCTCTGCGATTTCTTCATCAGCAGGTTTGACACTATCTACAGTGAAGCCACCTTCGACTGCCTCAAATCCTGTATTCTGGTATTCCTTAAGTTCTAACACTTGCACTGCGATTAGGTCCAAGCTACATCCTGCACTAGGTGCCTTGCCCCATCCTCGTGTTGTGTAAGAAACTTTAACGATACTTCCGTTACCAATAGAAACAGAAGAGTCTATTGGTTCCAATGCAGCATCAACAACATTGATGGTAGGTTTACGTACCTCACCATTCTTCATCTTGATCTCAGCGTTCTGCTTAAATCTGATGCGTACTGTATCTCCCTCTACCTTGTAAGGAAGGTTACCTCTCTGCTTCTTATCGTTCACCATGGCATCTCTATCAGCCACAGCATCGATCTCCTGCATCAAGGGTTCTGCATCTTTCTTAGGAAGCAAGAGTGTGATGTTGAAGTTACCTGGATTACCAAACTTGGTGTCTGGTCTGAACAGGTGGGGCCATTCACATGGTCCTTGAGGAGTCACTTGTGTCATCTTCACCGTATTGGTATAGGTTAATAAAATATTGGACATCGATACCATCCTCTAAGAGTCTCGCATGAATGTCCACTGGTACTGGGAGTCCTTGACGAAGGAATCTCAGTAACTTCTTGAAGTCCTGATTCATAACTAATGTTGTGCTTTCAGGTCTGTTGGTCGAATAGGTCCATTTCGTCTACTTTTCTATCAACTCAAGCAAAGAAATAGGTAGCATCTATCACTGCATCTATATCTAGGGTGCCCATATCAGGTGGATCAGGCATATCCTTACCAACAGATTCTTCTGCATCTTCTTTGAAACTATTGATTACATTATTGTTTTTGTACATATCACTAAAGGCTTTCCTTAATGACCGAGCCATTCTCGGCACATGATGAGCATGTACACCATAAGAGTCATGGATCATAGAATAATCCGAAACCCCATACTTATTACATTCATGTATACTGAATGTCAAGTGTGAAGCATCGAGAGAGTGTACGAAATTAGGAGCACTACCATTCCTATTACGGAAGGTATCCATTGAATCCATGTATTCCCTGAACCTCGGTTTCACGAGAGTTCCATCTATATATGTAGTGATCCTGAGTTCTTTATAATTAAAGTACTCTTGATGCACTATAAAATTTGTAGGTGTGGACCACACCAATGCTCTGTTCTCTTTTGCTACAATGGAAGAACAATCCTGTATCCACTTCATACACTCACGAGCACCAATAACGATCTCACCAATGGCTTCCCATAATACTTGAGATAACCAGAAGGAAGGGAGAAACATATCATGATCCTCTTGTGCCCAAGGGTTTACTTCACCCTTTGCAAACTCATCCTTGAGGTACTGTAACACATACCCACGACAGGAATGTCTCGTACCACCATAGGGTACGACCATCACTGGTCTCTTAC